TCTGCCATTATTTTTAATTTATTACTAATTTGCTACTATCCTGCTGCAATAAGAATCCTCCATCTTGTGTAAGTATATAGTCTACTAACCCTGTTGGAATATTTGACAAAGTTAATACATTACCTACTAAGGTGTATGTTGCATTAATTATATTAAGGTTGGTGTCTTTTGCTATTACTTGTAAGGAATCACCCGTCACATTACCAACAAAGACTAAGTTATTGTCAGTAATTGTTACTAATCCACCAATATTAGTTATTTGTGCTACTAAAAATGAAACTGACTGCTGATCTATTACAAATGAAACATCCATTATATATCTTTTTTACATTCTACATAATCAGTCATTGAATAGACTTTTGAATTACTTAAAGTGGTTTGTATTTCATAACCCATTAAAGTAACAGGCCAATCTAATGTTTGTGCTGCTGTAAAAACTCCGCTTGAAATACCACTTAAAGGTGTTGTATGGCTTGTTGTGGTGTATGTTTCAACAATTGTAGAACCATTATAAATTTTAACTACTATTGTAGCACCAGTTAAATTTACTGCCGTTCCGGTTGAATCGGTTACTGTTATGGTGAACTCTAACGTATTGCCCTGAGTTACTGTTAGTTTATTTGCCATTATTCAAAATTATTACTTTGTTAATGTTATTTTTTAAAGTGTTATATTTTTTTTGCATTATTGCAATTTCTGCAAAGTCCTTGTAAATTATTACGATCAAGTTTTAAACCACCATTTTTAATTGAAATAATATGGTCGCAAACTTCGCTTAGTTTTGTTATTCCCTTTTTTAAACATTCTTTGCAAAAAGGTTCTTCACTTCTTACTTGCCTTGACATTATAATCCATTCTCTACTTTGGTAAAATTTAGGGTCATTGCTCCAACTCTTTTGATTTGGTTTAAATTCCCAACTTAATCTTTTACTTTTATTTATTGTTGGCATTAATATATACTTACTACTCCTTTTACATTTACAGTCCAATTTATATTAGTTGCAATTCCATCAACTTCAACACTTAAACAATCATTTGTATTGTTTGCAGTAATAGAAATTGCATCTACAATTGAAGCAGAATCAATATCTGTTCCTATTGTTTGAACTGTTCCATCTAATGAAACTGTACCAGAGTTATTGCTAATTAAAGCCTGTCTAATAAGCATAGCACAATTATCTGAACCCTGTTCTTTAGCTGTTATGGTAATTGTTAATCCTACTGCTGAATTAAGTGGTATTTTTATTCTATTTGATGAGCCTATTCCTGTTGCTCCATCTGTTGTAGCTTCTTGAATAGTTCCATCTGTTGTAATGACTTTTAATATTTGGTTAATCTCATAATTTAGTGATGGGCCTAATTGAAATTGCTTTGTTGCTCTTACTATATTACTAACTAAGTATTCTCGTGGTTCGTGTTCAAATGTTGCATTAGGGTAAATTTGTTGGTCGGTTGTATCACTTACAACCGTTAAAGTTGTATCTGAAACTTCACAATTAGCATTAACTACCCATGATTGAATATTTGCTAAACTATATTGGTCTATTAATTTAACCGTATCGCCTTTTCTTATATGGTCGTATTCGGCTGCATCTATTGTAAAACTTGTGGTAGCTGTTGAAATTGCAACACCTGTATTTACTTTTATAACAGGCTTATGTCCTATTGGATAACCATCTACAAATGGTATGTCCTTACGCCATGATGTAGGTGTAAAAGTATCGGGTTTATAATCATCTACTCTTGTTGTTGCTGCAATAGTGATTGAACTGTCATGTGCTATTGCAAACCATTCTCCAACCCATTCATCCATCTTCGCATTGAATCTACCTCCCATAAACGCCCATATAACACTATCATATTCAATCGTGTTCCAAGCATCATAAATTGTACTTCTAAATCCTCCGTTGTATTTTGGTATTGCTGTTGCTTGTAAAGCTACTGTTTCTTTTAAAAGTGTTTCAACTAATCCTACATCTGTTGTATATCCCGCTTCCCAATCCGTTGACCTTGTTAAAGCACCCGCATTATTAGGTTGAATAACCATTATAGAATTAAAGTCCGAAATATTAACTCCTCCTAAATTATCATTAATTCTTAAAAAACCGTAATCTATATTTATAGAGTTATCCGTTAAATTACTATTGGTATATTCTAATTCAGATATTTGACCGTAAGATGGTGGACTTTTTGCCAAATCCATACAACTTACTTCAATACGATTCATAAAAATATTCAAATCCGCTTTTGTTGGTAAGGCTGCCCCTGTTCTACTTTTTAAAGTTGCTGTTATTACTAAGGTACAATTTGTATGTGTTCCTGCTGGTATGTCAGTTGTTCTAAATGATAATATTCTATTTTCTGATTTTTGATGGTTATATCCTACATCAATCATAGTATATTTATCTGCGGCTGTTGTCGTCCATGCCGCATCTTCACCCTTAAAAAATGAAGTTCCCGTTTCTTTAATTCTATTTGAACCTAAAACAAACTTTGCAGTAATTTCTAAATATGTATCATGCCAATTTGATGCGTTCCAACTTCTAACATCGTAATAAATATTTACACCTAATTGTAAATCAGTACCACCGTAAATAGTGCCTAATTCAAATGTGCTTGAAGTCATTGTAGCACTACCTGTATAAAGTCCTGTAATTAAATAAAATGAACCGTTTAATATTTCATTCGGGTAAATCTTAGCCATTGCATTTTTAACTGGTGGGTAATAACCATATTTCCCATTTGCTAAAACTGCTAACGTTGTTCCATTTTCAGTTAGTTTTAAAGTTCCTGCACTTGAACCTGTATAAGACCCTAAATAATTATATTGCCCAAAAGCATCTGATGTCCTTGTAAATTGAATTACCTCTAAGATTTGCCACGTTCCTTCACTTAAAATAATTCTTAAACCAAATAACTGCAATATTTGACTTAATACATCTTTGGTTTTTAAAGGTTCATCATATTGACCTCTAAATTTATAACTTGTTACACCGTTTAAAGGTTTGCTTGAATCATCTATAAGAAACTCTTTTCCTATATAAATTAAATCTAATATTTGGGCTTGGTTTATTCCTGTTTGTAAAACATCATGTTTTTCTAAATTACAAGCCATATAAGGTTTACTTGAACCGTTCCAAAATTGTGCCGTACCTGCATAACTTAAACAGTCAAATATTATCTTACTAACTGTTTGTAATGCTTGGGTTGTATAAGGAGTAGTTAATATTTTGTCAAATGTAATACCTTCTAATCGGTTTAATCCATCTTTTGCTACTATCTCAAAATAACGTGGTGAACCATCATTATCCCAACTAACCATATCGGACATAATAATTCCTGCCCAATCAATTACCCATGCACCACTAACATACTTTTCAATATAAAGTTTAAATTCGTTTTCCTGTGCGTTTGCTAAGTCCGTTTTAAACGCTGTAAACGCTGCTGAATTATCATCTATTAACGTAAAATAACAACTTGATGGAATTAACGGTGTTAGAAATTTATCGCACCTATCATATTCTAATTCAAATCCGTTATTATTAAAAGAAGTAATTGTAGCACTTGCCCAATCACTATCCCAAATATTAACCTTGTATCTTACATTTTGGTCGGTATAAAATTCTGTACTTATTCTTACTGCTCCCATTATCTACGTTTTACATAACTTGTACTTTGTCCACTCATAACCAAATCCCTTCCATCTAATCGGGTTGTTAATACTAAATCTTGTCCTTGTGAACTACTGCCTGAATAACTACTCATACTTTGACTACTATCCGCACCTTTTAAACCTTTTTTTGCTGCTGCTGATATACCTGCACCTGCTGCAACTAATACCGCACCCGCTGCAATCATTCCAATGGGATTTAAACTACTTAAACTTACATTAAATGCAAATTGTGCTAATCCCATTGTTATCATTAAAGCACCTATTGTCTTCATTAATTTACCAAATGAATCTAATAAGTTTTTACCCAACTTTGCAAATGGGTCTTTGTCTGTTGCAATACTTTCGCCTATTATTGTCATAGTATCAATAATTGCATTACCGATAGAATCTCTTATTGCGCTTGATATTTGTTCATTTAATATTTTTAAATCGGTTTGATATTTACGCCACCTTTCTAAACTTGCCGACAATACCATATCTAAATCAAGTGCCGTTTTATCTAAAACTGTTTTATATTGAACATTTGTTTTTAATTGGTCTGATATTAATTTAGAATTTGTTTCATCTACTTTTCCCGTATATGATTCCATTTGTTTAATGACATTAGCATTACGCTGTTTTATGTCATCCATTTGCCGCCCTTTACTTTCTAAAAACGCCTTCCATTTAGCATCTTCATTTTTCTTTATTTGCTCTGGTGTTAATCCTTCGCCATTTTTAGATACTGTTGTTTCCTCTGTTTTTGTTCCTGATACTTTTATGGGTTTATTATCTACAAACATTGCCTTTTTTATATCGGACATTGTTTTAGTGATACTTTCGCCAAAGGTCATAAATTTACCCGCATCTTGTTGGTCGGGCAAACTTTGAATTAATCCATCAAACCATTTTGAAGCATTGCCAAATGTGTTTATTCCTAATTTAGAAAATAACCAATCTAAACCATCAACTATTCCTTTTATGTTAGTCAATACGGCATCTGCCATACTTGAAAATACATTTACTAATTTAGTTTTAATAACGTTCCAATTAGCATACATATATATTCCTGCTGCTGCTAAGGCTGCTATTGCTGCTAACATTAAACCAATCTCAATTAATAAAGGTGCTGAAACTAATGTCATTGCTGCTATTGCGCCTTTAACGGCTGCAAAACCTGCTATTAATGTAGGCATTATTTGAACTATACCCCCAATTATTAAAAGTAGTGGCCCTGCTGCTGCAACTAACCCGATAACGGTTAATATTGTTTTTTGAACCCACGGCTGTAACTTTCCAAATCCTTCGGCTAAACGTGAAACCCAATCAGACAAAGCATTAATTTTACCCGAAATATTAAAGTTTTTTTCTATTGCTTCTCCAAAACTTGCTAAACTAATTTTAACAGAATCGGACATATTCTCGAAAGCATTTTTAATGCCTCCGCTTACTTGTGGTAATTTACCTAATTCAACTACTAAAAAGTCCGCTAACTGCTTACCACTTATTCCAAGTTTTGCTAAATCTTCAGCCCTATTAGTTCCAAAGGCTTCAATCATTAACTTATTTACTTGTGGTAATTGGTTTGCTATTTGGTACAAGTCCTGCTGTAAAGGTTTACTTGCATTCATTAACTGACCGAATCCTCTTATTGCTAAATCAAAGTTTTCTTTACCACCTCCAATTGTTGCAATAGCATTTCCAAAGGCCATCATTGCAGTTCTTGCTTTGTCGGCATTCATTCCAATAGCTTGAAGATTAATAGAACCTCTTACGGCTTCTTCTAATCCTATTCCGGGCAATTTAGCAACTTCACGTAACTTGTTAAATTCTTCTTCTGCTAATTGTGCCGAACCACTAAACGAAATTAAACCACGTTTTAAAGCATCTATTTGACCAAATGAATATAACGCTGCTGCCCCTAAAGCTACAATAGGTGCTGTTAAATTCATAGTCATAGACTTGCCAACGTTCTGAAGTTGGTCACCGGCTTTTTTCATTTCACGGGCTGCATTTTGCATTGCCGTTGAAAACTGACTTATATCTGCGCCAAATTTGACGTTTACCGCTGCGTACTTACTCATAATTTATTTGGAAATATATCAAATACTTTTGCATTTACTAACTCTTTTAAATTTGGATTTTCGTTTGTTTCCCACGAAAAACATATCAAATCTTTTGGGGTTTTTAAACTGTTAGCTTTTACAGATGGTTGTATTAAAATATACGTTTGCCATCTAATCCGCTCCCATTCCTGTTGCTGTTCAATATCAAACCTTTCAACAAACCCACTTTGGATTAATGAAAAATCTTTTAATGTTAGTTTCCAAAAATCTTTAGGTCTTAAACCATAACTTCCAACGGCTTTAGAATAGAAATAATCTACTCCTACGCTTTCTGTTTTTTCGGCTGCCTTTTGTTTTCCGATTCTCCCAAATCAATTAAACTCATCATTTCACCCATATTTGAAAAATCTACATTTCTCAGAAAACTTTTAAGTGTTACAATAAATTCAATCTCTTTTTCATCACAGGCATCTTGAATAGCAAAGTAAAGGAGGGTTAAGGCATCAACTGCCTCAACCGCTCCCGAACCGTTTGCCAAAGTTCCTAAATCAGATATTTTCTTTTTAGTTTCAGTTTCCCAATTACGAAAAACTAACATATTAAACTGTAAAGGATATTTAACCCCATTATATAAAATCTCTTTGGCCATAAGACTTTATATAGTTGCTTCTGTTAATGGTCCTGTACCTTCAAATGATACGGTAAATGTTGCGTTATCCTCTAACCCTGCTGTTCTTTTTAGATTAGTTAATAAAGCCGAACCGCTATATTTTTTATCTCCAGTAATTGCTGAACTTATCATAACCGTTACTGATGTACGGGCTGTTAATACAGCAAATAAATCATCAAATCCATAGGCTGCATCTTCTGCAAATAAACCTTCTCCTGAACAACTCCAATTCATCATACCACCAAGTCCAGTTTTCCATCCTGCGGTATCTTTGTTTGTTGTGTCCCTTACTGCCATGCTAATATCTAAATCGTTAGACATTGCATTTGCTACTTTTGTACCTGCTACATATATTCCAATGAGCGTTCCGTTTACAATTCCTGTTGTTGCCATTTTATTTTATTTTTAGTTTTTTAAAATTTCTGCGTAACCTTCGCCCACTAATTCCTCTGCAAACTCTTTTGTAACTATTAATTTATGCCCTATTGGCTTTAAAACTCCTGCTGGGTGTTGGTATTCTTTTACTAAAATAACCTCAACATCTGTTGTTTCAATTACTATTGGTTCTAATACTTTCTTTGCCATTATATTTGTATTGCTGCAATTGTTAAAGTTGTAACGCCTGAATAAGTTACTGCAATAGTTCCACTTGTTGAATTAAATGCTCCTGTTGCAAATGGGCCAATAAATTTTTCAGCACCTGCACCAACAGAAACAATTGAATCCGCTTTAGTAAGTAAACCATATTGTGGATCTATTACACTTGCACTTGATGACTTTGTTACCGTTACAGTAATTGGCGCACCTGAACCATTTTTAACGTGCAATAACATTTTACCGTTATTTGCTGCTGTATCACCTCCGCCTGTACAGGCTGCGTAAGTTACTGTTGTACCGCTTTCGCTCGGTGTTTGTATTGCTATTACTGCCATTTTTTATATAATTTGTCTTAATTTAAAATCAAATGTTTGTCTATAAATTTTTATGTCGTTAATATCATTCATAGGTTCAATAGTTTTATGTTGATATACTAATTGTATTGATTGAACAACTATTGAATTAACTGTTCCTGAATATCTATCTAATAAAGTTCTTACTCTTGCTCCTATTGTGTTTCTTTGCGCCATTGTTTGAGCGTAAATATCAACTTGAATAATATTAGAATCTAAATGACTAACACCATCTTTAGTATCTGAAAATTCAGGTGTTGATTCACTATACACAATACAAGGATTTGCAGCGTTTTGAGGTGCTACTTCAGGATAAATTGAAGTATTACTTGCTAACATTGCTATTAATGTAGCATCTGCGCTTAAACGCCCATATATTGCCGCTTCACTATTCATTTTGCGTCTAATCCTAATTTTTGAGCATTGTTTACTATATAATCCTTAATATCTGTTGTAAGATGTTCGGCTGCTATTGGAACACTTGCTGACGCTGCTCTTGCAATAAATGGGTCTTTACTTATGTTTCTTGTTCCACGTTCTATAAAAAAACCATACCAACCATCATTTTTCTTTTTTTGAATACCGGCATAACCACTTATTTCAGTTCCTTTACCAAATGTTTTTACTCCTATTGATTTTTTTAAATTCATAGGCATACTTTCGGTACTTATTGAACCATCTTTGCGTTTTCTTTTTATTGATCCTTGATATGATGTAGATTTACGAACTGGTGTATTAGCTTTTATTGCTTCTGATATGGGTTTCATATTTTTGGCAATTATTTCCCTCATTGCTTTTGACTTCATCTTGTCGGGCATAGTTTGAACCGCTTTGATGAATCCATCAAAACCTTGCAATTCAAATTTATTATTTTGCCCTTGTATTCCTTTAAAAGCCATTTTAATATTTTTTAACGGTTACAATTTTTAACATCTCATCACGGCTACCAACTTTATTTATTCTCTCAATTCCAAAATATGAACTATCATAACTAATTCTCATTTTTTCATTAATATCAGTTCTAAACCAAATTATAAATTCCACATTTACATTTGATGTTGGTCTTGCTTGGTCTAATCCCTCATTTGAGGCCATTGAATTAGGATATGTAACTGTCGCATAAACATTTGCTAAAGTTAACCATGTTTGAGTTCTTTCTCCTGTTGTTGAACTCGTGGATTCTAAAGGATATTGAATCGTAATATATCTGTCTAAAGAACCTATGTTCATACTAATTGATCTTTACGATATTTATCTAATTGTCTTTCTGCTGAATAAGCAATTTCGCTAACTGTTTGACCTGTGTATTCTGGCTGTCTTGTTTGAAAATAAAATGCTGTAAATATTTTTACCCATCCTATTAACTCAGATTTTATATAAGTTGTATCTGTAAATCCTGCTGTAAAATATACCCTCCAAACATTTAAAGTATCTAATTTAGTTGTAGGAACACTTGTTAAATATATTCTTATAGGGCAATCAATAATATCAGTTGAATATGTTGTATTGTCTAAAGTTGTTTCAACTCCGCTTTCATTCAAATATTTTATACTTGATATTGCAGTTATTGGATATTTCCAAATTTCCAACATACTGTAACTTTGGACTTCTTTTTCATCAAAATAAGCACAAAATGTTGCACTACTAAATATTTGATTTGTGTAAGTTTCAACGTGACTTTGTGCCGATTTAATACAATCCATTATTACAGAATCCTGATTATTGTCAGTTATTCTTAAGTGGTCTTTTGCCTGTTGTAAGGTTATGACCGTTGATGTTGGATATGTAATTTGTTGAATGTTCATTAGCTTCTACTGCCAAAGCCCCATTGAAGGGGCTGTAACAGATATATATAATAAATAATATTATGTAGTTAAATAATCTTTGATGGTTGCAAATGAACCTTCATGTAAAATAGCTACATCATAGTAACCGTTTACACCTATTTGGATTTGGTTTGAAAGTGCTAAAGTGTACTCATCAACAACGATGTCTAAACCACCCCAAGAACCAATTACAAGGTCAGAAAAATCACCGTAGAATGCTTCTGAACATACGCCACTTGATGAACCTTTAGTAAGGTTTGAACGTACCATATTAGTTACAAATGCTCTTTCTCCGTTTACAATTTGAACAACATTACCTTGTGAATCAACCATAGTTCCATCACCCCATAGGAATAATCCTGAACCTGCATCTCTTACAACTGTTTTCATTTTACCTCTTGTTGCATTGTTGAAAATGTAAGCGCAATTATTGATATTAGCATTTGCTAAACCTACTTGCTTTTGAAGTTCTACAATAGAAGCCCAAGTTGGAGCAAGTCCATTAGTACCCATTGCAATTAAGTTTGTACCTCCAGTTGTAGTCAAAGCACTTGAAATACCTATTGGCTCGTTTGAACCTCCACCAATTAAAGCGGCTGTTTCAACGGCAATAGCTTGGCTCTTAAACATATCATCTTTTAACCAATTATCAACTCCCAATGTAGTTTGACGTAAAAAAGTTTTAGTGTAAGGTATTGCAGCACCTACACGCTTTGGTGACATTGTAATTGCTGTGTTTACAGAGTTGTTAGGAGTAATTGCTCCTGTTTCTGTTAACCAAGCGGCTGTTGAAGCACTTGTTTTCTTTGGCATTGAAACATTACCAACTAAACCCGGTAAATATTTTGCACCTGCTTGAACCAAAACCAATTGATTACGGAAAACATCAACTCTTTGATCAACCAAAGTATCAGTAGCAACATAATATCCTGTTTTTGGAGTATCACTTGTTGACGTTGTGTTTACAGCAGCACGTTTTTCATTTAAAAAAGCAGGTAGCATTAAACCTTTTGGAGAAATACCAACTTCACGGGCTTCTGCTACACCTTGTTGTACCATTTCGGCTTCTAAACCTTGAGGTGCTTTTTTGTCCAATTGGTCTAAAATCATTTTACGCATTGAAAACTGCTCTTTTACTTGGTTTTCATTGTCGGATTTTGTAGGGTTAATTAAAAAAGGAACAGATTTAGCACGGGCTTCAACTTCTTTTTTAGCTTGTTCACGGCTTTCTGATTTTTTAATTTCTTCATTCAAAGTTTTAAGGTCTGCAATAATAGCATCCATTCTAACTTCGTTTTCAGGAGTAGTCTTATCTCCTAAGTTTGCAAGGTTGGCAAATTCTGTGTCCAAAACGCCTCTCTGCTCTAATAACTCATTACTGGTTTTCATTTATTTTAATTTTTTGTTTTTTCGTAATTATATTTTCTTTTAA